CTGCACGGTTTAGCATCGCGTCAAGCCTTTCAGCTTGGCTGTACCGTTAGGTACTACATTTACGAAAGTAAATGCACGTTGCTAGACACGGTAAAACCGGTCCCTTACGGGACCGGTAAACCAAACGTGTCCCTCTCTGGCCTTAGGAAAATCCTAAGGACTAATTACGGTACCACTTAAGCGTACCGGCACCCACCTCTGAGCGATTCTAAGTTGGAATCGCGCTGAAGTCTGTTGAAGATGATTCGCAGGTCTCCCAATAAGGGGGACGTGGAAAAATTTCAACAGAGCAGCCCAACCGTCCAGTTTATCCTTTCGAAGTTTTGAAAGGACAACTGGTGCTCTTACGAGCATCTGATGAGTCTTTCGACACCACTTAGTGGCGAAGGAAGAATCAAGACGGGAGTGCCACCCAAGTGAACCGGCATCACGAGATACTAATGGAAGAGAATATCCTAATCTCTCTTCCACTTCTCTCGCAACGCAGGCGCTAGTTAAGTATAATCCTTCCATCCATAGTTGGTTGGAAAGAGAAACTAAGCTAGCTATATCACTGGGATCAGCAGAGGGTTGGTCTGGGCGGGGTTTAATGTATATGGGCGTTATCTCAACGCCCATGTACGCGTCAACTCCGCAGCTTTCCTTAAAGTTTCCTGTAAGGAAGCTCTTAGACTCATTGACCGAGAGGCCAAAAAGTTTAAGCCAATTTACCACCTGATGAGCATACTTGGTGTGTATGATGATATCATCACCATATACCCGAATATGCCTCGCGGCATGCATCAAATTCCTTTTTGAGGCTTTTACTTGCCTCAAGTCCAGAATAGCTGTGATTGCCACTACGGCAAAAACAATAGACTGGATAGGGAACGTTAATGCATTACCCATACCTGCGAACTTACCTATTTCGATGATATTCTTCATATCATCTACTTTAGGTGTCCTACAATTGATCGCATGAGTAAGAAATTCCTCATGCGAGCCGAATACCAATTTAACCAGCTTGACGCTGAGTAAATCGGATGCGGACTTCAAATCAATTGTAGCCCATTCGCCTGTACGGGATCCTTCCAAAGCAAGGTGTTGATTCTTGGTTTGGTCGGATAAAGCTAGGCACTGTCTTAAAATACTACATCGGGAGATTGAATCTCTCAATATAGTGTTCAGTCCTTGTTGAACGAATTGGTTCAACACGGGCTCGACAGTAATAGTTCGGTTCGAAGTAGAATTCTTCGGAACCGAAATTAGCCTAGCAGTGCTGCGAGAAGCACCGTAATCGAAAGATTGCGACGGCTTCGCATATGAACTTAAGCCTTTCAACTCACTCGACAAAAGTGAGTCGAAACTAGTGGCAAAAGTATCATATTCTAATGCCGCCGTGTCGAAGCTATCTTGGAAGATAGAATCGGCAACAGCCATCCACTTCTGGTTGGCCTTTAGTCCTTCTTTTACGGCACCTGGACCGTGTTTACACGCAATTTCACCATAGCTGTTAACACGCAGCGACGGTAAGATAAAGCGTGAAACAACGCTCAATCGATAAGACTCACGATCGGGGAAAACTACCTCGGTCGCTATCAAATCGTTTGAGAAAAATTCAGAACAAGCTTTAGAGTGCAATTTGTCGTTGCTCTCTTCACTTAGCTGAATTTTCTTAAAGAAGAAAAGAATCTGGTACAGATTTTTGATCGTACCAAAATTCGGGTCTTCCTTAACGCGTCCAGTTATAGGTTCGAAAACATCCAAGAACATACCCGAAAAGATTCTCGGGATTGTTCCCCCTGGGGCACGTTTAAACCCCAATGGGCAGTGGAACCATCCGGTAGAAAGACCTTGTTGAAGGGCCTTTCCTAAGGCTGGTAGAGCTACGGATAGGAAACCGTAACCCTCATTTTCGTACCTTTTCTCGATCGTGATGATATCTCGATCGAGGCCTTCTACATCAGGCTCTAGCCTACTGAAATCAATCAGTAGGCTTCGTAGGAGTACTATCGGACTTTTCATGTCACCTCCATGAGGTTGGCATTCCGAGTCATGATAGCGATCTTACACCCTCAATTGGGTGTTATCGACGACGGTGAACATGGATTATCTTTACGATATTCCATAGAACCTTCTAGTGGCATCGGAGGTAAAGGAACCTCCGCTTGTCGTTCGAAGAACCATCGCGGTTTTTCAACCGTTAATGGCACCGTACATCCCATCATAGCAAAAATAGCTATGAGAAGGATAAAAGCCACTCCAGTTATGAAGCCAGTTTGCATTGCAGTACGACGGCGAATAATTGCCATCTTACGCAATTCGGAGGCATCAATCGCCTTACGACGATTGGAACCTCCACGCAAATCTAGCTCTGCCATTGGAGCAGCTTCGTCGTGGTCACGTCTGTGTCGGCGATCGTATCGGTTAACAACTTCGCGAGATTTACCATCTCGGTCGCTGTAAAACCGGTAGGCATCGTTATCGACATAGATACGGAGGCTTTCTTTCTCCGTACAACGGCAGTGTAAGGATCGGTAACGTCTTTTTCCAACAACAGTTGGATATAATGACGTTCACCGTCCTTAATCTTGGCGTGATTGATGATGGTCGAGTAACCACCACCATTAGTATCACGCCGCTCGGTTCCAAAACTGTCTTGGTTGACAATAGCCAACGCAAGAGCAGGATTTGGAGCAGAGGCCGCAACAGTGATCGGATCGATAAGCATAGACGTCTCCTGGTAATAAATGTTGAACGTTAGAGAAGGATTCCCTAACGCCTAAACACGATGCGCGTTGATAATAACGCACCGAGTATCGATTGCTGATACAAGCTTAATGTACTTGGATCAGTAGCGATGCCTACATCGAGTATCTGCGACACATCCTTCCTTAAATGGGAGGTGAAGTACAAATCGGAGGTATGGGGGTACAGAACCTTAGTAGTATCTGTATACCCAATTCCGTTGAAACTTCGATGTGCTGTAGATTCAACATACGTCTGATGCCGCGTGGTGAGTTTCCCCTGCGTCTCCGCAGTGATAACTCCCCAGTTGATGAGTGAATTGTCCGAAGCAATTGTATCGATGATATCGATATAATTACCAAGGCCAGTAAACCAATCAACCAACCAAGTCCACGGAACTAAATTGTATAGATCCGTGAAAGTGGGCGTGGTACCCATCTTATGCAAAAACTCTCGACGCATAAGACCGGGAACGTCAATTGGAGGAAAGGGTATAGTGGCATTTACCACCATACGTAGCTCGGTTTTGCGAGTCACTATGTGCTCGCTAGTCGCGCCTCTTTCAGGCAATGTGACGTCATAGACGAAGCCGGAAGACGCCGTTGAGCTCGATTCGAAGTTACGTTTCGAGCGAAACGTTGTTGGCTTATTTCCTCTTCTGATCAGGAAATTAATCCTATTTCCGATTTTTTGAGGAGAGGCCAACAAACCCATCAAATCACTGTATGTTTGACGCCATCCAAAAGAATAACTTAACCATTCTTTTGGCACATCACGCAAAGAAGTGTTAACGGAGGTTACTTTCCTCCGTACTTTGTGTGGTATGTTACGAACGTCAAACGAGCGATCGAGATGAACGAGGGTATCTCGCAATTGTAAGATACTTCTCGGCAAATCTCTAAGCTCCACTATGTTACGAAAAAGAGTATATGTCCTAGCAGAAGGGAGGATACCCTTATACATGGACATAGAGTGTTTCGCCATAAGTGACGAAGCAATCGACTCTTCAGCGTTCATTAGTGAATCAACAGTGAGTTGAGTGATGCGAGCTGTTGGTCCGATCCAGCTATATATCTGGTCATCGTGGGTCCTATAATAGTACCCACCACTCCCAGAATAATAACTGTCATCGGTCCACAATCGTCTTACGGATTGAGGAGGTGAAACAGCGTAAGCGTTCCAACTGGAAAACTCACCCTGATCAGATCCGACTACCCGTAAACGACGAGTTGTGTCTTTGGTTACGGTTTTAAGGAGAGGCTGAACGGCATATGTCGTTAAGCTATCTTCTTTATGACCGCTTGGAGGTCCGTAACGCGTATCCTCGGTCCAAACGTCTCTGTGGTATTTGAGCTTTCGCCCATCTAAAACAGAGGCAATTTGGCGAGTACGTGTGCGAACCTTCGGGGAAATCCTACCAAGTGATACCTTAAACTTCGCAAATGGATCGATAGCGAAAGCTAACGATGCAAAAAGCGAACGTGGTAAAAGCTTGTGTAGAAAACCCTCCAAACCATCAGCTTGTTCATGTCGGAGTTGACTAGAATACTCATAAAATTTATGAGGATCCATTGAAATAGGCAAACCGCGCGTATCTTTAGACGAGCGGTCGCTTATGACAACTTTCTTAGTCATTCCGGCACCTCCTGATGTAGACAAGGCATTAATCTCAAAGAAGATGAGATTAATAGCTGCAACAAGCAGCTGCTGCCCCCGCGAGGGGGC